CCGACCACTTCCTCGTTAGACATTAACCGCCTCCTTCTTTTCTTTTCTAACTGGATATATTTATCAATGACTTTCGCCATAACCTTGTTCATGGCGCAATAACCCGGCTCCGGCTTAAACATGTCGCCCATATGCTCGAGATTCAGCCCCAAACATTTATTGCGAGGGCATCGCTTATACAACTCACAATCCTCGCAGAACCTTCCGAGATACCTCTCCCGATTTGCGTCGATCTCCCACACATAATCCAGCTTTGAGTAATCGATGCCGTCATATACCGACCCTAGCCGGTTATGCCTGCAGATATACATGTTGTCGCATTGCCAGATACCGCCCTCTGTGTCGATAAAAAGCCTCTCCAAGCCCGTCCGGCAGAAGTGAAAATCACGCACCTGCGCCTTTAACCCAAACTCCCTCACGTAAGCGTTGCTATGAAGCGCCGGGTTCAAAGTCTGAAACATCTCTGAGTCGCCCTCATGCTCAATAAGCAACTCGAAATATTGCTCAGCGAACCTCTCCAAATCCTCTTTCTTGTGATCGTGGCGTGTGGCGAGGTCAATCGTTATATTGCGAGTGATGTTCTTAGCGATAAAATCAAAGTCCTCTTTGAGCCGGTCATATTCCACGACCATGAAATTCACGTTGTGGTTCGGGTTCTCCCTTACCAATTTGAGCATCCACGGCTCCGCCTGCGCCTTACCCTGAGGCCCGCCGTATTTCTCATAGCAATTGCCAAACGACCATGTGATCCCGATATTACGGTGCCATGAGAAAAACTCATACATTCGCTGATTGACCAAAGCGCCGTTGGTGTTCATATGAAAGAGCATCTGCGGATATTTCTCCATCACGTGTTGAATGACCTCAAAATTAACCGTTGGCTCACCGCCCCAAAAGTAAATCGTGAACTTGGGCGCCAGCTTGAGTCTTCCGAAGCAGAAATCGACAATGTCATCCGCCGTTTTCTTTGACATCTTCACGGGTCCCAGTGTCGATATCTTGTTGCGCTCAAACAATCCCCTGCGATAGCAAAACGAGCAATTAGCGTTGCAAGCGTGCGTCAGATATAGATAAACTGATTTATAAACCGGGATCCTCATGCCCGCCCCTTGTGATAGAGAACATCTATGCCGGTCTCAATCGCCTTCTTCGCTATATACTCATACGTCGCCGTCTCAATACGATTCGCCCAGCAGTGATTCGGCGCTGGCTTTAACGGATTACCGGTTACCGTGTAATTCTCCGCCAAGCACATCGCTCTCGGGCAACACCGAATGTCCCCGTCAAAACAAACCTCGCAGTCCCGGCAATGCTCGTAAAGCTCGCCGATCCAATCACCCATCTTCTTGAAGAAGAACGCTGTGTCATTAAACCCGTCCCAAATGTCCCCGATCTTGAACTCCGGGTAATTAGCGAAGAAGTCGCACGGATAAATCTCGCCCTTGTTATTCACCGCCAAATACAGATACCCGCACCCGCAAAAAGTCGGCGGCACGTCTTTGAGCGCAATGCCCTTCATCTTGCGGTAAATGTTATTCTTAAACGCTATGTCCCACTGACTCCTGCCAAACTTTGGCTGGCCAGTGAAATAAACGTAGTCAGCGATACGCCGAAATAAATCTTTAAAAGCCTCGTTCTTGTTTTTGACCATATCCCAATGCCGGGCTGAAGATACCCGCACGATCGGCACGCCGTATTCATACAGCCAAACGATTTCCTCATAAACAAACTCTCGCTCGGGATCATCAACCACATAATGCACATCGCCTCCGTTCGAGATGACAAGATCGAGCAAAGGCTTAACCTTATTTAAATATGATTTCCCGAACCTACCCCGCAGTGCCGAAACACTCACGCTCAAATTCAAATGATATTTATGCTTCAACACCCAATCACGCACGTCCTGATCCTCAAGCAAAATCAAACCGTTCGTTGTCACGACATACCGGTACATGCAATAGGTATCGCAAAGATATTTGAGCATCGGGAAATTCAAGAACGGCTCACCGCCAAAGATGCTGAACTTAATCTTGCGCTCATCAAACGTCCGTGAAACCCAATCCATCGTTGCGTCAATAACATCTTGCGTGATGCCGCTATCCTTCTGTCTGAACTCTTTGGGCTGATAGCAATAGGCGCACCGCAAATTGCAATCTTGCGTCATGAGAAAGTACACCGTGGTGTATTCCTGCTTGCCATTTGTTATCGAGTCGATATTAAACATCCCCTCATCTTTGTACCGCTTGATAACATCCCGGCACTGCGATGGCAGATCACCGACCGCTTTGCTGTTTTTAAGCTCAAATACCGCCATCTATCCTCCAAATCAATTTGCTTAATCCTGTTTCGATTTCCTCAATATCCAGTCCAAGTCTTTCCCGAAACACTTGCCGACGCTCATCGCTTAAATCGACAATATGCGAAGCGTAAAGGTTATCCCTGTGCGTCCCGGCGATGAACAAAACGAAATTCGAGATATTGCCATTCGCCCCCTCAACACCAAGATCCTGATACGCCTGACATAAAGCATCAATGAAGTCCTGAACACTCATGAATCGTTTATGCGTGAAACATTGAACGGTTAAATCATTCAGATTATTTTTGCTGTAGTGAATAAGCTCATCTACTGCGTTCTCATTCTCCAGTAGAGCCGCCTTGAATGACGCTATATCCGCTTTTTCTTGATCCTGAAACATATTCCTCACCATGAATAAGGGTTACATTTACAATTCCACGCCGTATGGTTATGCCCACCCTGATACTCACACGACCCCCAGTTGGATCCCGGCGGCGTATACACACACCAATCCCACGGCACATATCCGTCCCACGCCACAGGCGGATTAGCTGATTTATAAGGATGCTCAGCCGCTGACGGCAGATTGATACTGGCGCAATTCCAATAATGATTTATTGAATACTGACACTCTGAATATTTATGGTCATCACACGCCACGCCAGCGTGCGAACACGTCGTATAGTGATATCCGCAATCTGCGCAATACTGGCACTGCTCGGTTTCGCAAATACATCCGGTCATGAGCGCCTGCACCTTCTGCATCGCCTGCCTAAAGTGAATGCCCCTGACCTCGGTTGATAACGCCGTAATTGTGGGATCCGTAAAGTCCATACACCCGGAACTATCTTGCGGACAATAGCCAGACTCGCCCCTGCCTGATTTACAAGCCGCAAGCTCTGACCTTAATTCGTCCACATGAACCTTTCTAATCTCCGTAACCAAAGCCGTGATTGTCGGGTCCGTAAAAGACGCCTGCGTAAGCCCACGCCTCACAAACTCGGCGTTCAAGAACGCCCTGAGCTCATCGATATGAACCTTGCGCACCTTTGTGGACAAATCAGTAAGAACCGGATCCGTCCATGCCGGTGTGTTCGATGAGCATTGTTTTGGTGGCATCTTATGAGCCATGCTTCTCCTTACGAGGCGTAAACCGCCGTCTTATCAAAAAATCCTTTTGTGCCTGATGCGTTCGTTCCGTAATACTTATTATTCCCGGGTGACGCCGCTCCGTTCTCAAGTTTCGCTGTTGATACCCCGCCGTCTTTCAACTGCAATTGATCACTCGCAGACACCTGAAACATAGCCGTATCAATAAGGCCGTCCAAATACTCCGGCGTCGTGTCGCTGACATCCGCCTTCAACTTATTAGGCGAGTTCTCTGTCGGTAGAACACCGGCCGCAGAAGGAATACTGCCCAATCCCGTAATCGCCGATCCATGAACTTTATTGGCTGAGGTTATCTGGGCGAGTTTTGTGTCCTCAATACCAGCACCCGGGGCAACCTTATCGTTCGTGATCTGCAACGCCGGGTCCGTCAATAACTCCAGCGCATCCCAATTGGCTCTGCACGCTGGCGGGAAGTTAATCAAAAGCATGTCGTTCTCGGGTTTAGTCTTGTCCCAAGCCATCGCCCACCTCCCTTTTCTTATAAGACTCAGCGACATCATTCATGTCGTAAAGCTCAACCCCATGCTCACGCAACATCTGAATCCAGCAAACGTCATGTAACGTCATCTGCCGGGCATAATTCTCCGCCTGCTCAGAACAAGTGAACACAATCGGTTTTCTTTTAGGCATGCGCAGAATAATGTCGCCCCTGATCGACACATACGCCATATCGTCAGGGATCTCCTTCTTGCATTTACTGCATATCAACTTGTCCATCTTCGACTCCTTCCGACTGGTTTGCGTGCTTGGTGAATTTCTGCAACAAACCGTTCAATGTCGTTTTATTAAAACTTGCGTCCTTGATCCCAATACTTTTCATCCGGCCAATAACGCCACCGTCGTTGACCTTATACAAAATGACGCCGTTCAAGAACTCGCCGTTCTCGAACTCGATAATCACCTTGCATGGAATAAGATTCTTTGCCATTTAATAACCTCCTAAATCCCGTGACTGTGCCAGTCAAACATCCCGACTTGCACCACGCCTTGGGCGTCATATAGCTTCACCGTGAAACTCGTGACATCTTTCGCCACGAATTGGGAATAAATACCGTTCCCGCTTCTTATCTCAATATGGACACTCGGCTCCTCGTGATACGTCTTCCCAAAGAAAACCTGTTTGCCGTCAACCGCTGAAACCACCGAATCATTGCCATAATCGTCCACGTCCGGGAGATCCCCGAAATACTGAAACGTTGAGCATGTAATAGCGTCGCCGACATTCTCCCTGTACAGCGTTAACTCGATCTGAAAGTAGCGACAGAAATAATCGCCGGGCTGGTAATCCTCCCAATCTTTCCACGTAATACCGTCTTCTGAAGTCCTTATGCGAAAACTCGCCGCTCTCAATGTCTCTTGTCCGGTAAAACGATATGATGGGCTATCGTTAAATTTCGTCACATCATCGCTGTTAAATCGCCTGCCAAGAGAAGTTGAAACGATAACGTCTATACCGATATACACGCTCGCCACATACCCGAAATCCCTGATCGGCGTGGTATACGTTCCGGACATCACGCCATCAGTAATCACAATGGAATCACCACTCTGTTCGGTATTGTTTTTTGTCCCTTCCCACAACGGCTGTTCCTGATACTCTGCGATAATATTCCGGAAAGGAATCTCCGTGATCGTCACAACCGCTTCTTTTGCGTTCACGGAATAATTGCCTGAAGTATCGATAGCTTTTATCCAGTAGCTCTGCCCGACTCCCCGCTTAACGTCCTTCGTTAGGTAATGCGATCCCTGCTGAAGCGAAATGAACTCACCGCTTTCCCAATCAAGCCCACGCCTAATCTCATATCCCCACACATCAACATCCGCTATGGGCGTCCAGCCGAAATAAAGCATGTCCCTGTTGCGGTTAACCAAGAACGACGATACATCTGAAGGTGGCGCTGATTTACCAACAACAGTGATCTCACTCTCCGGGGCCGTGGCGAGCGAACTCTCCTCATTTAAGGAATCCAGCGAAGTCACCTTGACCTTATACGTATGCCCGTCAACAATGTCGCCAATAATGCGAAACTGCGTGCCGGTGGTTTCACCTCTCGCACGCCAGCTCTGCCCGTTATCATCGCTTATATAAATCTTCGCCTTGGCGTATGACTTAACGTAATGATCGATATAGGCCGGGCGATCAAACCAGACATCGATAGCGTTCTCAATCGTTCCGTCCGTCTTTTTCACAAGCGATTCCGTCAAACTGAGGTTATTAACTGTCGGAATCTCGCTCGATAACGATGAGTAATTATTCTGCGGCAGGATAATATCCGAATCGTCATACACCGCCTCGTTATACTCAAGCGCGGATATTTGAACCTCATGCTTGCCCTCACGCTGAACCGACACCACCCGGAAATCTTTTTTCACCTTATTCGTTTCGCCAATAGCGTAAACATCAAACGCCTGCGGGTCCGCTAGGAAAGCCTCGCACTCAATCTCACTATGAGTCCCCGTGGGCGAAGTAATAAGCCGTTCCTCAATCGTGTCATCACTAAACCTGATTTGTATCTTGTAAGACTTACCGTCCTCAATAACCATCGCCCGGTCTAACTTAATCAACGTCGATGAACTGCCAACCTGAACTCTGCCTGAAAAACCCCACTGCGGAACGTCATGCGAAATCGAAATAACATCGCCTGCCTGACAAGCTACAGCGTCAATGCCCGCTTTAAAAGCGACCGAACGGTTAATATACCGGGCAACCTTCAAAGCGTATCGTGCCGCACGAATGGCGTAACTCGCCCCCGTGGTAAACAGACGAATCTGGCTCTTGCGCATTGGCTCACCCAACGCTAACGATTCCTCATCAATGTATGCGATTGTTTCCTGCTGATAGTTTTTCTCCTTGTCCGTAAATTGAACCTCAATCACGTTCGGCACTTCTTTCATCGTTTTCCAGCTCTGAGCGAATGAATCTTTGACAATATTCCCCATGCCAAATAACTGCGTTGGGAGTGTGGGCTTGTCGATTTTAAAAGCGAGTCCTCCTGCGCTATACACCGGCATGGCGTTAAACGTGGCGCATAACTGAATCAGAATATCCAGCGCCTTATGGTTACTGTCCACAACCACATCCATTCTGAACCGCTTCTCAAACCCGCCTTGGCCGTCTGGAACTTTCTCCTCGCAATACTGCGCCATCTCAAGAAGTGAGGCGTTGTCCAAATTGTCCGTAAGAATAAACTCGCCAAGTCCGTATCTTTTATTTGTCACGAGATCTCGCAGACACCACACCGGATTCGCTGAATATCTCAGAACGTATGTTGAGCCGTCCCATGAAAGAAGCGTGTCATCCGCAAGCAACCGATAATCACTCCCATCCCAGTAATAGTCCTCCCAATCAACCGGCACGCCTGCGTTTCGCACATCCGGGATCGAAACCTTTTTGCCCTCGACGATCGCCGTTATATTCGGCGTGGATCCGCTCAATTGGTCTGTCGCCAATAAATGAAGCCCGAGCAATGCGGTATTGGGATAAACCAAATCGTCAGTCTTAATCTCATCGATTTGAAACAGCGTAAGATCGCCTTGCTTTAACGGCTGAAGCGAGCTGTCCTCACTGGTGCGGGTAATGCGAATATCGTATTGCCCGGGCGTGAGCCCAGTCTTTCTGAACACACGCCGAACGCTGGTGCGTGATTGCCCTGATATCGTCGTCTCCCCCAAGTCGATATAAACACTTTCTGAATGAAGCTTGTATTCAACACGGTAAGTCACGCTCCAGCTTTGAATATCACCAGAGCCTGAGTTCTGTTGATATAACCCGTTGCTAAGCCTTAAATGAATCTCAAACGCCTCGACATCCGAATCGATTGTGGTGTAGACATACGGATTGTTCTGCGTGAGATTAGCGTTAACCGGATAAACATTGTGCAGATCCTCAAAGTTAGAGATCATGCTTTGATAATTCACGCCGAAACGTTTCTCGACTGAAACGCCGTCAAAGTTGCCGATTGGATTATTGTTTAGCTCTATTTCCTCAATAGACTCAATTTCCCCTTCGCAAAGAGCGAGCAGGATATTGAGATAATGTTTATCTCCGTCCTCCCATAAATACTGATTAACGATATTGCCGCCTATTCGGTGCCTGCCGTAAACCACCCCCACCGGAACACCGACCTCCTGAATGGTCTGCACGCCGTCCCAGCCATATGTAGGCGACCCCTCATCCATTCCTGTTCCCGATCCCAGATTGAAATCCGGCATCTTGGGCTGGTTCATGTATTGATAAATCGAATAGCCCATAGAAAGCACGAAGAACGTGAACAAAAACGGATGCGCCACGGCCGCCGCCCAGACAGCGGAAATAATCCATGACACCACAGCGACAATAGGCGCTTTTACCTCCGGCACAACGACAATCTGGTCACCGTTATCAATCCTCACAGACAAGTCCTCAATGCGCTTGCCGGTAACGATCACCCGTTTGCCCTGATAGTCAAAACCCGACTCATTAAGATAATCCCGCACGCATTTGCTCCGGGAATACTTAAACTCCCGGACTTGCGCATCCTCGGTCTTAAACGGATTGGCTATGTTACGAATTATGACCATGCTCTTAACCTGTAAAACCCTTCTATCTTTTTAACCCACGAAACATCATCAAGCCGTGACACGATCACGCCCTGACGGCAACAATGAATAAACCGCCTGTTGCTTAAAACTATTCCCGCATGATTGGCGATCCCTTTTGAATTAACAAACAAGATGCCGTCTAAAACCTGCGGGTCATTTACCTTCTCCCAATCATGGGCGTAGTTATCCCTGAAATAGTCTTTGCCCTTTAGCCCCCAAATTTTGCTGTATTCCAGATCCTCCACATCAAAGAGAGAAACGCCCAAATCAGCGTACGCCAGCTTGAGAAAACCCCAGCAATCAAGCCCGTCCATTGTGCGTCCTCTGTGACGGTAAGAAACGCCGAGATACTTCTCAACCATGCGTTTCTCTACATCACGTAAATTCGTCTTGATGGCACTGACGGAAACGCCCCGAACCGCTGGTAATTCTCCAGTTGTTTGCAACGTTGTTTCGTTTTGTTGCATGCGCTCTCTCCTCCCACATACCCGCACTCCACTGACTTGAATTTCCAAGCGCAATAATTGCGGGCATACCTCCGTGCTGGCAAGTCCACGCCCAGCACGTCAAATTTGCCGGTCAAAGTAAACTCAACATTCTTTTGATCAGCGGAATAATTGTCGATATAAAACACGTCATCCATATGAGCGTCCGGATCTGACAACTGATCCGCCCAAACCATGCGGATCGTTACCTTCTTGCCCCTGAAATCGTACTGCTCGAGATAAAGCTCAATAAGCCTCGAGACGTTGCCAAGCCTGACCTTTACCTGCTCAATCTGCCCCTGATTGTTTTCCGATATAAACTCATGGGTTATCGGAAACTTAGAATAAAGAACACCGTCATAAGTGATATCCTGATCGAAACTGGCTAAACGCAAGTCGTTGACACCGTCATACGCCTCAAGCGTGTAAAGGAATATCGGGGCGTTTTCCTGCTTCGCTTTTTCCTGCTTAAATGTCTGATCAACTTCCCGGGGCATCACTTCACCTCTTGCAAATCAAACTCAAAGTCATAAACCTCGTGCGCCTTCATGGTGAATTTAAAACTGTCCTCCACAAACCGCACCGAATACTCGACCGAATCATTCGGGTTTGTCCATGTGAACGCCATGAACGCCCCGTATTTACTTTTGAAAAACTCACGCACCGCCTGCATATCCGTTTTAACCCTGCTGTTAAATCTCAATCGCCACTTACGTAGCGGAGCCGCCCATTTGCGCCTGCGTTGTTCCGCACCGCTCTCAAACTCTGAAATGAGCGTCTTATACTCCAGCGTTTCCTCAAAAACAAAATCTGGCAAATACGTGAAATCGCTCATGCGTAACTCCTGATCACGGAACGAATCTTGCCGTTGTTATAAATATCATCAGCGATGGCGTTGGATAACATCTTGCGGTTGCGCCACACGTCCTGAGCGTCCCACGCCTGTATAACCTGATTGACGTTTATCGTTATCCCCTCGCCTTGGATAGATTCGCCGTTATTAAGCGACCTTAAATTGTCTGATCCGCCGATAGCTCGCATACCCCTGCGGGAAAGCACGCCTTCACCAGTCTGCGCAATAATCGGCACCTCATCGGGAGCGAGACCGGAATGCGCACGAATAAACGCACGGTTGCGTCTTTCAATCGTACCACCCTGATGAAACAAACTCGCAACAGGCACGCCGAATATCGTGCCGCCAGCCCCGGCCATGGCGGTGAACATCTTGATAAGCAACAGCTTCGCCAAAATGTTTGAGATCATCTGCAAAACCGCTCTGCCGAAATCTGCGAACACTTCTTTGATACTGCGAAGCTCACCGGTAAACGCTTTAAAGAAGAAGTCCGAGAAAGCGTTCTGCATATTCCGAGCGGACTGCTTGGCGAACTCCTCCATGGCGTTAAATTGTTTTCCCGCTTCCTCAGCTCCCTTGCCGACTTCTTTGGCGACATTCTTCAAAATCTCGGCTGTTTTATCTCCCGTGTCTTTAACCTTTGCGAAAACAAGGTCGTACTGCGCTATCGCCTCTTTTGCGCTTTCCTGAGCCGCAAGATTAAACGCTGCTTAGCCTCCTCGAGTCCTTGCGTGAGTCCCTCGACATTAAACTGGATCGTGTTATCCTCTAATGACTGCGAGAA